TTTTCCTTGGCGACAGAGACAGTTTTCGTATAGACAGTTTGGACGCATTTTTCTTGATTATTTTTATAATCTCGTACTTAGGTTCTTATTTCACCTTCTTCAAGTTCAGATTCAGATTCAGATTCCGAATTGTATTCACTCTCATTATCCAAATCGTCAATATTTTCTGGTAAATGATCGTATAATCGATCGTGGTCAATCTGATATGTAATTTCATAATCGTCAAGGAAATCACGCAAGGAAATCCTATCGTTAACACCGTATTGTTCGTCTAAATACCATTTCCAAAACAAAAGGTTCTTTTTAGTGATTTTACTCGGGAAAAGTTCGACGGTAAATTCTTCGTCACCTTTACACCCACACTGTTTAAGGATCTCTTTTTCACTTTCGAGGTACATATCAAAAAAGTGTTCCAAAACACCAATATCCTTAGGTTCATAATAAAATTCAATAAATTGGGCTTGACCGTACGATGTTTCCAATTTTCTATTAGAAATACCAATATAGGCAATATACTTATACGTACTTTTAGGAATAAGGTGTGCGGGGTACCCAAAATCGGCGCGTAAACCGTATACTTTACATTTTTCACCGGCTAATTCAGAGAAGAGTTCGTTAACGTCGAAAAGTTCGACAATCGTGGTACAGTTTTTAAGGAGTTCGTAAGTAAGGCTCATCGTATTATATTACACATTAGTTGTTAAGTTTTAAGTCCATATTTTCAGGGAACGAGTTATAAAGTTCCGTCCAGTCGATGCTTCCGTGAAGGTTATTTTTTTCAACAAACTGTAGAAGGGTTTTTTGACAATTAAACTCATTTTTAAAGTAATTCATCCAAAACTCAACCCATTCTTCCGGGACGTGTCTCGGAACAACCATGGTATCCAATTCATCCCTTGCCAAAATTTCAATCACTGGTTCAATGATACCCATTCGAGTACCATCTTCATATTTCTCTTCATACATAAAGTCTACTAAATGAAGTTTGTCGTTAAATGCAGATACACCGACATACACGACATGATCAAGTTCTTTTTTGAACTTTATTAAATCGTGTGGAAAATTTGATTTCAATCTCACTCCATACACTTGAGAAGGTGTACCAGTTGAAAATTGATCGGTTCTAAAACTCGAAAGAACACCGTCAAGTTTGTAAAGTCTTTCAAGACTAACCGTTTGTTTTGTAAGTTGGCAAATGAGAGACATTTTTTTTATTATACTTATTATAGCTGGTCTATATCACTTAGGTCTTCACTGTACATCAATATTTCTTCGGCCACGATTTGATAAAATGCCATTTTATACGCTAAAAACCCAAATAAAGTTGCCCCCATATTAAAATCAAATGGTAAATCATTAGAATTCCATACAGATTCGGCTAATGCGAGACACGTCGGTAAGAGTAATCGTTTATTCAAACCAGGTATTTTTTCTATATTATCGACATACGAGGAGAGTGAATCGACATACATATAAGACGCGATTGTTCCCAAACTTGCAGAAATACCGTCAACGGGTGTATGAAAAATAAAATGATATGTCGAAACAGCAACACCGTATTGTAAAGTTGACTTTTTAATTTTGTCTTTTATTTTTTCATATTCCGCTATACCTTCTTTACGTTTAGTGGGGCACGATATTCTAATGGTTTTAGTGTAGGGATTTATTATACTCAACATTACAATTTATTTATTTATTATATATCTATACCTTTAATAATATAGTTTTCATCTTGAAAATATTTTTTCTTAAAATGACGTTCTTTTACTTTAAAATTATTACACCTTTGTTCAACTTCGTGTATATTAATTTGAATAGTGGTTAAATCTATTTTATTTGTAGATGATTTTCTCCATTTATCACCGAAGATTGTAGAATATTGTAGTTCACGTCTTTGGTACTTAAGATCCTCAAGTAGAAGTTTATAAAGTATGAGTGAATATGAATCGTATTCACTACGTTCATAATCATCAAAATAAAGCTGTTCACGTGCCATCGTATTCATACGTTCACGGAGTAGGTTCTCCCCACTTTTCTCTCCATCGGTTAACCAAAGTTTCGAGTCTCTCCTTTGAGAATCGTGAATTTCTGGAGGTTCGTCGAGGGGCTCCCGGGCACACGAGATCACGTGATTCATACGCATTAAGTTTTTCCCATATGAGTCTTTGCATGTCACCCGGGAGTTCGTTTGTCGCTTGACAAAACGAGAGTTTATAGTCGTACGTGTGTAAGGCAATGTAGTCGTCCATTTCATTTTTTTATACATTTTATTAGAAGTATGTAAACTTAGGTTTCTTAGGAACCTCTAAAACGATTATCTCATTCGCTTCATTTTTAGATATAATATAGTCATTTTCACACATTTTTATAGATGGAGGTTTCTGTGTTTTTATTTCAGGTTTTGGTCGAGATGATAACAAATTACACACACTCGAATAAAACGAAAACATCACTGCTATTATTTATGTTTATTTTTTTATATACTAAATACAAGATGGTTTCACTCCAGGACTTACCTAAAAAGGTTCAGTATATAATTATAGATTCAAAATTTGTAAATGGTTCAAATAATACGTTTAGTATAGATCTTACACTTGAATCAAATTTACATTTAGAAGATATGACACAAGTGTGTGGTCTAAAACCAGTCGATTTTTATGTGACACAAATTGGACAGGCAAATACTAACTCCGACACTCATGTGAGTAGTGTCGCGAAGTATGTTGATATAGTATGTGAAGATATACCTAAACGTGCACAAATACTCGATGAACGTAATGGACAAATTTTAGCACGTGTACCACTCGAAAGACATTATAATCATGGCGCACATACTATAGTTAGAGATAAGCAGTGGAAATCATTCCAGAGACAAACAAACTTATTTAATCCTATATCTATGCAAAAACTTCATTTTAAGTTATATGAATACCAAGAAGATACAGATTATGTTACTTTACAACCGGATTCAGAATGGTACATGGTTCTCGAAGTTACAAGTATAGACGTTGAAGAGAAACCCGTGAATCGCGAAGTTCAAATTCTAGAAGCTTTACATAAACTTATCGGGAAGATAGAGGATCTTAACGTAAACGTTAAAAAACTTCCGGATAAGGAGGATATCGAAAAAATAGAAAAGGAAAAAAAGAAAAAGTACCCCTTGCGTTACTTAATACTCTTTATAACTATGATAATAGGTGGATTTGTATTTGTAAAAAATAAATTTACTCCTTCGATTCCACAACCTTCTTTTTAACCACACGTTTAACAACTTTTTTCTTTGGTGTTTCTGGTGCTGGTGCTGGTGCTGGTGGTGCTGGAGCTGGTGGAGCTGGAGCTGGAGCTGGTGGGGCTGGAGCCTTTACTGGAGCAGCAGCCTTTACTGGAGCAGCAACCTTTACTGGAGCAGCAGCTGGTGGTTCAATTGCATCAGCTATTTGTCTAAGAATACCATAGACAGTTTCTTTGTGAATTTTTGATCTTTGAAGTGCTTCTTCAATTTGTTCTCTAACAGAGTCCATCGCGTAATATATATAAAAGAAATATTATCTTTATACTAAATGTTATTCATCGGTCCACCTCTTTTGAGTGGGATAGGTCAACAATGTAAAAAATATATGGGTCTTTTTCCTGGGAGTCGGTACATTGAACTTAAAAATGATATACCTGTATGTGAACGTGCATTCATTTATGCTTTACCTGTACCACATTGGTTAGATAAAATACCAGAAATTAAACGTAAAATCAAACACGTTACGTGTATGACTATATGTGAAACAGAAACCGTACACGAAGATTACGGTAAACTATTTAAACTTTTTGATAGAATCGCCGTACCGAGTGAATTTTGTCGAAAAGTGTTTAAAAAACAATTTCCAGACACAGACTTTTACATTATACATGCACACGTGCCTGATCATAGACCGTACACATTTTATCACATCGGAAATGTGACGGATCCAAGGAAAAATTTTAATAAAATTATTGAAACATTTGTTCGTATGAATAAACCCGATACACGTCTTTTGATTAAGGCAACGTGTAAACAACCAATTCAAATAAAAATACCAAACGTTGAAGT